CGAACCCAAGATTACCGGCTTAAGTATAATGTCCAACCATGGACCCCTTTTACTTCTGCCGTTTCAGATGAGTTTATAGAGACTCCCGTTCCAGGGGGAACTAATTGTTCTCACTGGAAGCTTTTACGGGGAATGAATGGGACGGTTTCTACATCGTCTCACGCTAACGGCCCTTTAGTTGTCGATAACTTCTTCGACTTCAATATGGCTCGTACTCTTTACTCGTCTTATTTGGCTAATGAATTTAAAAGCGTCATTAGTTCATTTTCTTGGGATTCACTACCGTCCAGTAATAAATTCGGCATTATTCAATTCTTTGCCGAGTTGGACGATACTCTCGCTATGTTCACAACCAAATTTTGGAAGGAACTTAGCTATGGTTCTTTTACGTGGGGTGTCCAACCAGTTATTTCTGATATACAAAATATATCAAAAACCGCAGCCAACATGCTTAATGCTAAGGGGCCACATGCCAACTCCTGGCGTTTTGAGTCGTCAGATACCTATAAAGCTTCCCGTTCCATACAGGGAGCCTTTCCGGCGTCTGAGATCGAACTAACCATTCATCGACAAGGTTTCGTCTTTCCTCCTGAATTGGAGGGTCTAGGCGCCCTTGTTACGGCTTTGGATGCAGCTGGTTTCCACCCTGATCTTGCTACTGTCTGGGATTTAGTCCCATTATCTTTTGTGGTCGATTATTTCCTACCCGTCGGTAAACTCGTCGACTCCATCCACTCTCGTGGGTGGGTTCGTGCTGTTTCCTTTACAGGTTGGACTTCCGTGAAAGTTAAGCTCTCATATTCAATGTGGAGCGGGACTAATCAATCTCAACACGTAATTACAGACCCTAGGGCAGTATATTCATACTATGCTAGATGGTTTGAAAGAAACGTGTTAGAATTACCTAGCCGGCCTATACCTGATTATCAAATCAAGCCTCCTTCGGTTACCCAGCTTTTTAATACATTATATATTTTGCTTGGTAAGCGGAAATGAAGATGGTGGAGCTAAATAATTGACCTTTGCAGCAATTTAGATTATGCCTTTTGGAACGATTACTGTTAATACAGTTAACTACGAACCACGTACCCCTGGTATCTATGTGAAATCAGGAGTCACTTTTGATCAGCCTACTGATGAATTCCGCATTCGCGGTGCATCTAGTTCTAAATCAAACGTGGTTTCTTCTACCGTAACCAGAGTACTTCAGAAAGATATAACTGTTGGCGCTACTACTGAACGTAGAAACGTCACCGTATCTCTTAATGTTGTACTTCCCTCTCTTGGCGGCTTTACCGCTGCTGAGATTGATGGTATGGCTAGCGATATTTCGGAGTTTTTAACAACTACCACAATATCTCGTTTGTTACAAGGCGAATCTTAGTGCACTACCTCTGCTTTATAACCCCTCCTAACTTAAGGAGGCGTCCAGCAGTGGAATTAGATACACTACGCATATTACAAGGTTTGTGTGAAGACATGGACCTAGATCCGTACACAGCTTCAATGTTGCGTCATCGCTTAAAAAACGAAGGCACAGCATTTATGACTGTCACCCTTCCGAAGCTTTCTAAGGCTGTCCTACGTAGTCTTGAATTAGGCTACTTTGAACGCCCCACTTGCTTCGCGTGGAAAGGCCGCTCTCTCCGACATTTTCGAAGTTTGCTGAATGGTATCTTTGATCAAAAGGACGGGACAGTGCTAGCCAAAGTTGATGAGTTTTCACTCTATCGACTCCGTCAGCTGTGTGAGTATGCCTATAAATTGGCCTTACCTTTCACAGATGAACAGCTAGACCTTCATACTCAGAAATATAAAAATACTGAGAATGAACTTGCCGCTTTACCCCTAGATAATGACTTCATAGACAAGATGCGTAAGAATTTTCATACGCATTACAAGCCTATTTCTGATGCAGCTCCCGAGGATGTTTTCGAACATTCCCGGCCCCGCTTTACATCTGGATCTTTTAGTGGCTCAACCGAGCTACCAAAGTCCTTTAGGCATTTTGCTATTTATAAGCAATTTCCCTCTAGTGTAATCGGACTCTGCAATGTCAAATTCGCTGCTTATTCTGGATATTTTAAATCATATCCTTCTAGTAGCGAACAGGTCTTGTCTAAGGATGAAACTGGCTATTCCGAGGTGCTTTTCGTACCTAAGGACAGTCGAGGTCCTAGAGTTATCTCTAAAGAGCCCCTTTTGTCTTTAAAAGGACAAATGGCTTACTTCGATTGGCTTTCTACCTCTTTGGAGAAAGTAACAGACAGAAGGGTAAATTTCCGCGATCAGCAGGTTAATCGTAACCTTGCTGCTACCGCATCTAAAGACCTTTCTATGGCCACATTGGACCTTAAGGACGCGTCTGACCGGCTTACCTATAAACTCTGCTTGAAGCTTTTTGCTTACGCACCTGCTTGTCGATATTTTATCAATAAGCGTGTCGATCACACTAAGCTCCCCAACGGCGAGGTCATTTACCTCAACAAGTTGGCAGGTATGGGATCTGGCCTTACATTCGCTACTATGGCCCTTTGTATACATCTTGCTGTCGTCACCGAAATTCAGCTTCGTCACAGTTGGCTTGACTTCAGAGATATCTCTAAGCAAGTTTACGTTTACGGAGACGATTTAATCGTTCCTGTACACTACTATGACTGTGCTCGTGATTCTTTGAGAAAGATCGGGCTTCTTGTTAATGACGAGAAGTCTTATGTCTTTTCTAAATTCAGAGAATCATGTGGAGGTGACTTTTATAACGGCATAGATGTTGGCATAACGCGGCTTAAGTTGACTTTCGAACGGTTCAAGACTATTGGCAGGCATTTACACTTCAGTAATCTGAAGTCTGCTTGCTTAAAGCTTGAGAGACATTGCCGTGAATTGATTTCAAACGGTATGATCTCTCTTGCTGAGTATTACTATACTCGCATTGAATCCGTCTTAGGCAAACTTCCTCTCGTTAGAGGGGAGACTGCGTTTCTAGGCCGACACAGTTGGACGGGTACTTATCCGGAAGACTCTGTCGGGAATTACGTGCCTATTAAGGCATGGATTCCGTTACCCGTGGTAGTTGAAGACCAACGAACTTGTCCTTATAAGGCGCTTGGTAGTTGTTTGAGAGAGGTCTCTCATGACTACTTAAGCTTCCTTGACAAGATCACTGGTG